TGGCACAATTTACATTAGTTCGAGAATTACAAGAAAAATTTCTCATTCCTATAGAGGAACAGGATCTTTTGGATTTATATCTGGTTCTGCAAATGCATTTGGTGCAAATCCACAAGAGAACACACAACTCTTCAATATTTCTGGTTCTGCACTTACAAAGGTCACAAAACTCAAGAAATATACTGGAATTGGAACAGAAAAAGTTTCGGGAAGTTCTTCTACCAAGAAACTTTCCAAAATTTCTTACTCCGGAATTGGTACATTCCATGTTTATGGAAATCTTGTATATCCAAATATTAAATTTATTCCAGGTCCTAAGGGCGCAGGATCAATCAATATTGTTGGTCAATCCAATATCAAGATTACAAATAGATATTCACAAACTTCAGGAACTCTCTTTGCAATTGGAAGTGTTAAAGATTCTTATACAAAATCAACTTATACTGGAATTGGTACAATCTTTGTACAATCAACAGTTGGTGTTACAATCAACAATCCTTATCAAATCCCAAGAAGTTACGTCTGCATAATTTAAGATCAATAAATATCATTATAAGGATAGGCATATTTTTTATGGCACAACCATCTAGTAGAGCGGAATTGAAGGATTACTGCCTCAAACAGCTGGGGAAACCAGTTTTAGAAATAAATGTAGATGATGATCAAATTGATAACTTAATTGATGATGCAATTCAATATTATCATGAACGTCATTATGATGGTATTGAAAGAGTATATTTAAAACATAAATTACAACCTGCAGAAAAAAGTATATTGCAAACAAAACCAGGTCTTTCTACAAGTACTTCTGCACCTGTAGTTGGGGCTGGAGTTACATCAATGCAATATGTAGAAGGAGTTAATTACCTCCCACTTCCAGATACTATTATTGGTGTTAATAATGTATTAAAAATTAACTCAAGTACCGTATCTGATGGATTATTTAATATTAAATATCAAATATTTTTAAACGATGTTTATTATTATGGTGCATTGGATCTTCTAAATTACGCAATGGTAAAGAGATATCTTGAAGATCTAGATATGCTTCTTAATCCAAATGCGGCCATTCGTTTCAATAAAAAAAATCATAAGCTATACTTAGATATTGATTTTCAACAAGTTAGTGGAAATGAGTATATAATTATTGATTGTTATCGAATTTTAAATCCGGCAGACGCTCCAAAACTTTATAATGATATTTGGTTGAAGAGATATCTTACCGCATTGATTAAAAGACAATGGGGAATGAACATGATTAAATTTCAAGGTGTACAACTTCCTGGTGGAGTTCAATTGAATGGCAGGCAAATTTATGAGGATGGTATCAGAGACGTAGAAGAAGCTGAGAGAATTCTCAAGACAGAATATGAATTACCACCATTAGATATGATTGCGTAAAATGTCACCACTTAACTCTTATTTTTTACAAGGGTCTCCAAGTGAGCAAAGGCTCATTCAAGATTTAATTAATGAACAACTTAAAATGTACGGACAAGATGTTTTGTACATGCCTAGGAGAATTATTGGTGAAAAAACTATAATTAAGGAAATAGTTGCTTCAAAATTTGATGACAGTTTTCGCATTGAAGCGTATTTAATGAATTATGATGGATTTTCAAACGCAGGAGATCTTCTCTCAAAATTTGGTGTAAGAAGTACAGACGAAATCAATCTTGTAATTTCAAAAGAAAGATATGATGATTTTATTTCACCATTATTAAAATTATGGCCAGAAGATCAAAGAAAACTCGCATATAGACCACAGGAAGGGGATTTGATCTGGTTTCCTCTTGATGAATCGTTGTTTGAAATTAAATATGTTGAAGGGAAAAAACCTTTTTATCAACTCAATAATCTTTATGTTTATGAATTAAGATGCGAAAGATTTGAAGTTGAAGATGAAATCATTGATGTACCTGAAGTTGATCCAACAGGTATTGAAGTGAATGAATCTATTAAGGATATTGGAAATGTTTATACTATTCAAATGGTAGGATCTGGAGCAACTACTGCCGTAGCAACTGTTGGATTCGCAACAAATGATCCAAATTCCAAATCCGTTCAGTATATTGATCTTATTCATGATGGTTCTGGATATAATTCTGCACCCAAAATATCAATCTCTACAGCTCCTGTAGGGGGATTAACTGCTACTGCAGTAGCAATTATGACAAGTAGAACCGTCAATCAAAAACTTTCTATTGATAGAATTTTAATTACAAATCCTGGTTTTGGTTACTTAGAACCACCAACTGTTACTATTTCTGGTGGTGGGGGCTCTGGAGGAATAGCGACTGCAGTTATTAATACACGAGTTTTAGGAATAATTGGAATTTCTTCGGGTGGAGTTGGATATACTACAGTTCCAAAAATTAATATTCAAAAAACTTTTATTCCTTCTGGTGCTGGAATTTCTTCTAACATTAGAAATGCTCAAGCTGAGGCTGTAATTAATTCAAATGGTGTTGTTAGTGCAGTTAGATATTCAAATGCTGGCGCTGGATATACATTTACTCCAACAATAGAATTTACTAACCCCACTACAACTACTTTTGGAAATTATACTTATAATGAAGTTGTAACAGGATCTAGAACAGGAACAACAGGATATGTTAGGAGTTGGGATTACCAAAATAGAATTTTAAAACTTTCTGTTGTGGATGGTACTTTTGCAAAAGGTGAATCTATTGTTGGCGCTGGAGCAAGTTATAAGGTATCCACAATACAAACCAATGAATTTTTAGATGCTTACGCAGAAAATATTCAAATAGAGGAAGAAGCGGATCAGATACTAGATTTTAGTCAAAAGAATCCATTTGGTGAATACTAAATAATTATTACTCCATAAAAACTTGTAATGATCTCAAATTATTTTTACCACGAAATATTGAGAAAGACAATTGTGTCTTTTGGCACACTTTTCAATAATGTTCAAATCAAACATAAGGATAACGCTGGAGATGATTTCAGCATCATTACTGTGCCTATCGCTTATGGTCCTATACAAAAGTTTTTAGCGAGAATAGAACAAGTAAAAGATCTTAAAAAAAGAGTTGCAATTACATTACCTAGAATGTCATTTGAAATGACAGGCATTCAGTATGATCCAAGTCGTAAATCGTCTACGATGCAAACATTTAAGACATTGGACAAATCTAATAATAATGAAATGACCAAAGTTTTTATGCCTGTTCCGTATAATGTGAATATAAGATTGTCAATAATGTCAAAGTTAAATGAAGACGCTTTACAAATTTTAGAACAAATTTTACCATATTTTCAACCACATTTTAATTTAACTGTTGATTTGGTATCAAGTATTGGTGAAAAAAGAGATATTCCAATGATTCTTGAAAGAATTACAATGGATGATCAATATGAGGGAGATTTTACAACCAGAAGAATTTTAATTTATAGTTTAGATTTTACTGCAAAAACTTATCTGTTTGGTCCTGTTGGAAATGGAAATGAAGCCCTAATCAAACAAGTTCAGGTTGATTATTATTCTGAAACAAATAGAGTTAATGCATCAAGACAATTAAGATACGTTGCCGAAGCGAGAGCATTAAAAGATTATAATAATGATTCTGCCACAGTAATATCAAATGACATTCCTGTAGATATTACTCAATTTGAAGTTTCCGATGCTTCTACTTTAGTAGAAAAATCTTATATTCAAATCGATGAAGAATCGATGTATATTCGTAAAATAGAAGGAAATACACTATTTGTCAATAGAGGTCAAGACAATACTATAACAGTTTTACATACAGCCGGAACAACTATAAATGTAATCAATGATGCTGATGACGAATTGATAAACTTAGACGATGATTTTGGATTCAGTGAGTATAGATATGACTTTGATAATGATGGTAAAATTTATAGTACCACAAAAGGAACTGATATATGAGTTTTGAAGACATTGATAAGGCTTTGAATATTGAAACAACTCCAATCAAATCCGAAATTGTAAAGTCAGAACCAGTTGCAATTAATAAGGTTGCTGACTCTACAGAACAACTTCAAAAGGATTATGAGTACTCTAGAGGCCAACTCTATTCAATTATTGAAAAGGGACAAGAAGCAATCAACGGGATTCTAGAACTTGCACAAGAATCAGATTCTCCAAGAGCATATGAAGTTGCTGGACAACTGATTAAGAATGTCGGAGATGTGACTGACAAACTTCTAGATCTTCAGAAGAAGATGAAAGATATCAATCAAGAACAAAAAGGATCTGCACCTACTAGTGTTACAAACAATGCAGTGTTCTTAGGATCTACTGCAGAACTTCAGAAGTTTCTAAAGAGTTCTATGAACCAAGATCCTAAATAAAAATAGGAAACTTATAGACATAAATGGATAAACTCACCTTTAAAGAGTGGTCTATTATTTCAGACCTACATACGATTGCACCTCTTGGAGAGGACTTTGAGTTTTCCATGGCTCGTGGAGAACTGAAAACCGCAAAGTCCGCAATCAACAGATTGATGAGACATCTTAGTGGTGAAGGAGATCTTGAAGCATGGGTTCAATCAAAAATTACAAAGGCTGCAGAGTATCTTGATACAGTAGCTGATCATATGGATGGTGGTGAAGATGACACCAAAAGATTTTCATCAAAAGAAGTAAAAGAAGGTTTCAAAGGCCACAAGTCAGTGGAAGAAATCGCAAAAAAGCATGAAGTATCCCCATCAGTAATCCAAAAACAACTTGAGATGGGGATGAAAGTAGAACATGAGCATACAACAGATAATGATCAGGCAATGGATATTGCCTTACAACATTTAGATGAAGTTCCAAATTATTACTCTAAACTTAAGAAAGTTGAAAAGGTAAAAGAAGATTGGTCTGAAAAATATAAAAAATCAATTGATTGCAGTCACCCAAAAGGATTTTCTCAGAGAGCTCATTGTCAGGGTCGTAAAAAGAGAATGAAAGAATCTGTTGAAATTCTTGACGCAAACGGAAATCTTTTTGTAACCATCATTGATCTCATTAAAGGTTCTGACGACAAGTTCAAAGGATTTACTCAACCACTTGATGAAAAGTGTTGGCCTGGATATAAGAAAAAAGGTATGAAAACTATGTTTGGAAAAAGATATCCAAACTGTGTCAAAAAAGAAGAAGTAGAACTCGAAGAAAATCAAAGTGGCGATAGTTCACTACACGACTGGTTTACTAAGAGTAAATCATCTGATGGTAAAGCTGGTTGGGTTCAACTAGGTGGTAAGTATGCTGGAAAACCTTGTGCAAAACAAGAAGGTCAAACCACAAAACCAAAGTGTGGTTCTTCTAAAATGGCTGCAGAAATGTCACCTGAGGAAGAAAATGCTGCAGCAAGAAGAAAGAGAAGAGAAGACCCAAATCCAGATAGAAGTGGTAAGGCAAAAATGGTTGCTACCAATGAAGCTGCTGGAGAAAAAGATGCGTGTTATAAAAAGGTAAAATCTCGTTATAGAG